TGAGTTGTTTGTAAGGTAGAGCCGCTCGCTGCGACGACTCTTCCACAATCAGGACAGAGAGATCTGCTGACGGAAATGGAGGCGGGTCAATCGGGTCTACAATCGGTTCCGAGTCGCTTCCTCTCAAAACGAGAAAAACAACTAAAGCCAGCACTAAGAGGTTTAGTGTCTTCTCATTCACCGTCGAGGATCTTTTTGTTGATTTTGTTTGCAGACTCCTTTAAGTCAGGCAGTGCTGGATCGTTGGCGTCCAGAACTTTTAACTCTGCTATAATGGCGACGATCTTGTTGTATGTATCAACGAGTTCACCGCCTTTTTTGACATCAGCACCCTTGTCCTTGAGAACACTGTTGCCGATATCTTTAACCCATGCGGGCCAATCACCATCGTTGAGAAGCACGGCAATAACGCCAAGCACGAGCGGTGACAGTTTCTGCCAGAGCGAACCAGGATCGAAACCCATCGCCTCTGGAGTGTTTGTGTTTTGCATCAAGACGACACCGCCAAGCGAAAACACAGCAAAAATGAATGTTCTGTATGTGTTCATGTCTTTTCTCCGGTTATTGACACAGTTTATTCTGCGGCAATTAAGTGCTGCCATGCTCCAGAATTTCTTGAACCTTGTCAATATGCGTTTGCAGTTCAGCGATGTCTGACTTGCTGAGAATCTTCGCAGGAACAGTGACCTCGCCGTTCTCTGACAGCGAGTGGAGGAACGCAGAAAGAAAGCGACAATGCTCAATAGCGGCACTTGTCATAGCGTTGAGTTTAAGCTCGCTAGAACCGAGAACCTTACCGTGAGCCTTGATCTCGACCGCCTGACCGCTGAGTATGTTGGAGTTTGCGACACTCGCTTCAGCGACGGCTTTTGAAGAATCTCTCAACTCATTATAAAGTTGTTCCTGAGCTTTCGCCTGCTCGTCTTTTCGCTTATTTGACTGATCTACCCAGCCGCCCTTCTCCAGCGCACGCTTTGCAGCGTAGAAAGCGGAAACGACAACGACTCCTCCGAGACCCCAGCTAAGGGCGATTGTTGGATCTGTAGGCATATCTCTCATCTAACATTAAGGGAAAGTTGATGTCAGAGAGTGATTCTAGCAGCGAACAAGGGGCGTCGTCTTCCCTTATTCAACTCTGATGAACTTGTGAACAAGGTTTCCCTCGTTAAGTTCCAGCCTAAGACCACATGGCTTTGCATAATGACGAAGAGTCTTGTCGTACCAATCGTCGGTTGTCTTCGATCCATTCGCAGAGATCAGAAGCGTGCCGCCAATGCGAAGCCATGAACCGCATCGGTCGAGGAACAGCCGAATCCACGCTTCACCCAATTCTTTATTCCAATCGAGATGCCTCGCGTTGTGGTGATTGTCGTGTGGATCTCCAACCATGCAGTGACTCATCGCTTGCTCGATTGAACCGCGTGAGTTGATAAGAACGCAGGAGTTGTAGTCGATCTGGTCTTCATTCAGGATCAGATTATCCAAACCGATTTGCCAAACACTCACACCAAACTCTTCCCAATACTCAGAGCAGACTTCGAGGTAGGAATCCCCCATGCCACCATCGCCATTCTCGGCATCGATCCCAATCGCCTCATGCCCCATCGACTCGCACATTGCAAGGAAGTCGCCGGGACCGGGACCAATGTCGAGGACAGTTCCATGCGGTTGCCCTTCAAGAGACGGGAGATATTTGGCGACGTAATCGCAAAGTTCTCCAGCACGACGCTCCATGTCAAGTTTGTTCTCAGCCCAATCTCGATCAAACATATCTACGCTCACTTATTTGTTATTGTGTACACTAAACCTGTTCACTGTGAGAAAAAAACGCGAAAATCTCGCCGTAACATATTGGTATCAGTTGGGTTGTGGCGAAAAAAACTATTTTGATTCTACGAGACAATTCGCCATCATTTCGCAAACAGGGAGATCGAACGGTGGTTTCTTCTCTTCGTTGAGATCTGCCATCCACGCTATCGGGTAAGGGATTGCTGTGATCTCTTTGTTCACGCAAGGCGACTCGTAGATGAGGTTTTCTGTCATTTCACAGAAGGAGAGTGTTTCGCATTTACCTGCTGCGATTCGGCACGCCTCAGCCGTGATAATGTCGCCTTTGAGGTTTGTTCCACCAGCAACAGCAATGACGTATTTCTTCATTGTCACAACATCAAGTTCAGTCACAGTCTGAGTCTCATTGCAATCAACAGTCATATCTTTCCCTCTTGTTCCAATTTGTTAAGTATTGCCGTGAGTTTCGACCGATGCTCGGGAAGAACATCACTCACTTTGCATAGAAACAGCCCCGGAGTTCCGTCGCTTGGCGAGCAAGACAGCATACCGCCTCTCGTCCCGTTGACGCGAACCATTCTCTCTCCACTCCCAAAGCGAACGCAAATCACTTCGCTGTCGTGACTCATTTCTGGAATTGCATCGCAGATGCGAGAAGCCAAAAACCGCCACAAACCATCTGGCAGTTCCGGCTTGCACTCTTTGATCTGAAAGAACTCGCGACTCCACTCTTGCATCTTCCCCGACAGTTCCGACTGCTTCATCAGTTGTTCATCCAATCGTAGTATTCTGGATTGTACATATATTCGAGCCGGTTCGTTCCACCGCCTCCATCTTCATCGGGGAGCGGTTCGTCCCAATCGCCATCGTCGTCATCCCAGCCATCTTGGTTCAGGTCGTAATTCTTCTCGATGACCATCTGGAAATTGTAGCCCATTCGACTCAGGCAAAGAACCATCAGCGGAACGCCAAGCAGGATACTACCGTAGGCGGCAACAACAATGCAAACAACTTCAAATCCACTCAAGATTCACCCTCTTTCATTTTAAGAATAAGCGGCAATGCTTTGTCAGTCAGCGGTCTGTGGTCTTTACGCAACCAGAGACTATTGCTGTCTCGACCACTCTCCTTACCGTTGTGGAAAAGTCTCTTAATCTTCGACTCGGTTGCTCTAATTTCTTGGTAGTCGTTGAGAACGGTGAAGACTTTATCGGCTTTCCTTTGGAGAAGAGTGCGATCGTAAGGCCAGTCCCAGATCTTGTTGACCATTTCTTTCGCAGCGATTGAACCGAATCCCAACTCAACAAACGGTGGTCGCTTTGATTTAACTTGCCAAAGATTCCAGTGCCTGCTGCTCCAGTCATCGGCTAGATTTGCGATCACCTTCTTTCTTTTGTTGGCAAGGAATTCATTGTGAAGCTCCTCGATGTTGTTGACCAGAAGATCGTCGTCTTGGAAAAAGACGCAATCGTTGCTGGCCTCTTTTGACGCCAAGAATCTCCCGAGGATAAACTCGTTCGATCTCGACTCGATTACTTTATCGGCTTTCCACTCGCTCGTGTCCACATCATTTGACTCGTTTTGCCAAACAATGATCTCACTGATGAGGTGGAAAGATTTCAAGTGGTCAATGATCGTCGGAATATGGTATGGGCGTCTCCAAGACAGCAGACAGGCGGTGATCATTGCAGTTCCCTCACGTCTTCGCAGAACCTCGCGGCCTGACGGTCTGTTGTTAATGGCGCGCCAGCACGAACGCTCTCTTCACCAATGTGTTGAACGAGTGACGGACTGTGAACCCAAAAAGGAATATTGTTGTGGTAGCAGAAGTCTCCGATCCAGCCGCCAAGCCGGTCTGTCCTTATTGGTGGCGGCTGTTCGAGGATCATTTCAGCGGCATCTTTGTTCCAGAGGATCGCACACGCACCGAGGCAGTTGTGCCAAGGATACGGGTCGTTCGGTTTGGGTTCAAGATCAAGCCGTCTCCATCCATCAGGCCCATCGTGAGGAGATGCCGTGTAGAGGCTCACAACGCCTTCTGTGGGGGCGTTCTCTTCCAGCCAGCCGTGAAGACCTTTTGCGACGAGAATGTCGTCCTGAAAGACCACAAAGCGATCAAAGCCTGCACGAAGATGACCAGCCATTGCCATTCTGTATGACGGAATTATTCCGATCCTCACGCCGGTTGATGGGGAGAGCGAGTTTGTTCTCCCGTCAACGTACTTCGTTTTTGCTGGGAACCCAGCCTCAGTTACCTGAAGCATGGTGTTGTTTACGCATTGCGGCCTGTTTGGGCAGGTCGTGATTATGGCTGGAATTGTCATGGTTAAATTTTTCGATGCTATAACCGTGTTTTAGAGAGTTTCATTCTGAGAGGTCGAGAAAATGAACGACGGTAATCTCATGCTTACTGGAAGTTGGATCCCAAACCTTTTCGTGCAGACACTCCCCGCAAAACACAGAAAGTCCGACCTCAAGCACAAAAACCAGCGCGGCTACTAGAAAGAACTCGCTCATCGAATTTCCCCTCAATTTATAATTAGTGATAATCCATTGTATCACGCGGAAATTACACACGCAAGCAAGCATTGTCTGGATTACCAATAATCAACAAGGTTCATTGCGTCGAAATCCTCTCCGGGAAAACTTCGGGCTTGAGCGTGTCTATTATTTCCCATTGAGCTTTTGATGCCTGTGTGTTTCAGAAGTGAAGGATTGTGGACATACTCGCTTATTTTGACGAGCTTCATCGCTTCTACAATCGCACCGTCCAGTGCTATGCAGCCGCGAGGCCACTTTAGGCCATGTCTCTCGACGGTCTTTCTTCTCTTCATATAGTTGACCATGTATGATGATCGCAACAGCATCTGCGCTGCGTTCTGGTCAAAAACCAATCCGACTGCGCCTTTCCCTAGCTGGTTCGACTTATAGAATCCAGCCTTTGTTTTGTCTGGAAGTAATTCTCGCGTCATATTCAACGGGAAGGTGTAAAGATTTAGATACCCTGAGTCTGGGTACGGAATCTTCTCAAGATACTCCCGAAGGTTATTCACGGCTGCTAGGTCGTCTTGAAACAACGCATACCGATCAGCGTGCGGATTTCTTGCGTACAACTCCCAGAAAGACAGCCACCAATTGCCAACCGTTTTTATATTCCTTCCACGAGCCACCCTGTCAAGATGCCCGAACTCATCTAGGAATTTTGAGTGCTTATCGACGCCTATGTCTGGGCCATCAATAAATAGAGTTGGATTGCCGAAACCAGAACGAGACAGTGACCGAAGCGTTGCTGGCAGGGTGTCGCTAATGCGGCTGTTTACTGTTGTCACGCCGTATGACCAAGTTGTTATTTCACTCCCGTTATTCGGGAAAACAGATTTCGGGACTCTTCTACTGTTTTCCCTATCGACTTTTTTGCCCATTTCCCAAGTGCGTTCAACTTCTCTTTTCTCTTGGAACAGCCGCAAGATTTCTTTCCAGTGAAACGCTTGACTCGATCTTGTGTTATTCCAACCCTCTTGAGAGCCGACTCCACTTTATCGCCAAGCCCAGATGTGGTTTTGTCTTGAATCGCTTTCTTAGTCGGTTCGCTTGATTTCCCGTGAAAGATATCGTGCATCTTCTTGGAGTTTCTGCATAATTCAAACTTGCGCCCACCTATGTGCATATCGAGTTTTTTGCAATATCCTGGGCTACTGCAAACGCACCCAGTTTCCGTCTCACTCTCCTTCATTGTTCCCTCCTAGATAGAGCAGTTGCATGTTGCCGTTACAAAGATTTCGTACACTACAGGAATGTACCCAACAAGGCCGCCAGAGTTGCTGCATGGAAGAAATGAGGTTTCAGATTTGAAGTAACCGTCAACCACCTCGACGACAGTTCCTGTTCCAACCGCGCCGGGGCACTCAGGGCATAGCTCATACACCAAATCAAGTTCTTCTGTCACGGGCGAGTCAGTTGCAAAGTGTGTGACCTTCAACTTCCACTCACCGTCCACGCAACAAAGTCGCAAGTAGTCTGTGTTTACTGAGCCGTCTAGCACGCTAAACCCAACAAGAAGCTCTACTCCGCATGACCAAGGTTCACTGATTTCGAGATAGCCCTCGCTCTCTTCCGTAAAGCCTCCGCACTCACTGCTAAGGCTAAAGTCAAGAATCGTCCTAGCGACAACCGCTTCAGGGGAAACGACAAAATCTGATGGGCGATAGCAGCATGGGCATTCTCCTAAATCAAGACAGTCCTCTTCACAATTCGCACAGCGGGTTGTAATTTCAAGATAATCTAATTCTGGATCTCCGGTTGAGAATGTCCATGTAGGGCTAGGCCAACTCTCGGTACACTCCAGAAGCAATTGCCACTCATCTTCAATGTCTGTGGTTGTAATCGTCAGCACTGCAACGCACGAGTTTGCGTCTATTCCTGTTCCTGTTCCTGTTCCCCAATCGCTGTAAGGGTCAATTGCAAGTGTTGCTGTTTTTTCCTGCTCCTCAGAGCATCGGAGCGTCCCAGAATAAGTTTGCAGATCGCTATCCCAAGTCAGAAGGCCATCGCACTCAGCACATTCCGCACCGTCGATGTATCGAGTGTATTTCAGGCAAATGCTCTCGCAGAAGCAGTTACAGTTATTGCACTTCTTTGGGCTAACCTTTACAGCACATTCTGTTCTTAGGACTGCTTGCGTGCAGTCGTCCAGTTCGGACGTTCCAACTTGGCAGTCATTAGTAACTCCGGCTCCGGTTCCAGCACTTCCCGGAACATCTGTTATGTCGAGAGTTAGATAGGTATCCATTGAGAGGCAGTTTACTATCTCGTCTCTTCTTGCGGTTCCTGTTCCAGTACCAACGCTGTCTCCGGCTTCATTCCCCAGTTCCCAGACATATTCCTCTCCTTCTGGGAATCCGAGTGCATCAGAGCGAAGTTTGAACTGGCAGCAACTGTATGGTCCTCCTGTTCCAATATCGCAATTTGTGCCTGTTCCCGTTCCGGGTCCATTGGGGTCGAAGTAGTAAAGTAGATCGACCACAATGTCTCCACATACCAATGTGGTGCTCCAAGAATCCTCCTCTTGGTCGTAATCTACTTCGACAGTAGTGCTTCGGCATCCACATTTGTTTGCGGCGACTTCTGGGCCAAACTGCACAATTTCTCCGGGATCGCTCGAAGTCCCGATAAACACAGGATCCTCTTCCTCTGGGTCAACCTCGAATGTGATGCAAAGGGTCTTGCAAAGACAGTCGCAGCAAACTTGGTTTTTTAGATTGCATGATGGGCAGCAGCAGCAAGTCCACATCAAAAGTCTCCCTGTCTCTCCAGGTCAGTCAAGATGTCACGGGCACTCAAGCGGCTTGAGAACCCATCTATCTTCCGGTACATCGGGCGTAATTTCAACCCTTGTGTCTATTTCTGCCGTAACACTTGTTATATTGTACGCTTCGATTTCTATTCCGGGTGATGTTCCAGCACCAATTCCAACTCCATACAATGCGACTGTGCCAGTGGCTTCGCTCAGTATTTCTTCCTGAGCGATTCCGTAGAGGGTTCTTTTTCCCGGCCAGAGTACAATATGTCTTCCCGAGACAACCTCGCCGGAGACAATCTCGTCGTCGAAATAAACTGCGTAATCATCGTAATTGTAGACCGTAAGCTGACTGTTGATGCCGAGCGTGATCTCTACAAGATCGCCGCTAGAAGACGGCACTATCACTATGTCACAGTCTGCGTCAGACGGCCCGGTGAGTACGCTTGTCGCTGGGACAAGATCTTCGCTGAGCCTTGCGGTCCAGAATGTAGGCTTCCTTCTGGAGTTTCTTACGAAAGTTCCAGAACTATTAGTTATCGCGTTCTGTGAACCAGCACCAAAAGAAGAGTTTTGGGATACCCTAGACGAGACTGTGTTTGCATAGTCGGCAGTGATTATATCGCCGCGACTAACTCTATCTAGGAATTTTCTGGCTGAAGACATACGACTATTCCTCCACGAACAGTGGTGCAAAATCTTTCAGAGTGTAGGGATCTCTGGCTGTTCCTGAATAAGTTCCATNTNNTAAGTATTCGGTTCTCCCCTTCACTCGATAGAATCCTACTTTTGGTGTCGCATTACTGAACTCTTCGTCAGATCGAAAGAAATGGTTCCACCCACCAGAACTGGAGTCACTTGCAACTCCAAAATCTCCAGCATCAACTTTCTTCTCACTAAATCTATATGAGACCTCCCACGCGAGAGCGCCGGTAGATAGAATTTCTCTCTGAAGGTCCGCTCCAAGAAACAGGAGAGTCTCCTCAACAATCTCTCCTGTCTTGAAGTTTATTGGAGAAGCATTTACCCTTCCAATTGTTGATCTTATCGCAGAGAACGGTGGGCTAACAACTCTCGGCCAAGTGATCTGATGCTCGATCGTTGGAACCATTATTCCAAGTTCAAGATCTCTGTCGATCTCTTTGCTGTCGAAACTCCACTCCCATCCGAAAGAAGGGACCGTAAGAAACTCGCCACCGGGAGACCATCTATGCTTGAGAAGCGATACTGGGTCTTGCGGGTCTTGCGGGTCGCCACCACCTCCTCCTCCACCTCCACCACCCTCATCATCCTCTTCTGATGTCTCATACTCGATTGTTACTTCTGCGAAGTTGTATGAGTTTAAGGTTGCTAGGCTCAGGTCAGAGCTACTGGTTGTTGTAACGTCTTCCTCTTTGGCGAGAGGGACGATCGACAGTCTGCTGGCACGAAGGTAGTCGTTTGTCGGATAGGCGAGAGTGTTAGAACCGCTCGGGAACAGTTCTGCGATCAGGGCATCGATATTAGACCACGCTATCTTCCCCTTCCTAACAGCGCTCGCTGACTCAACAGCGTAGTCGATTGTCGGAGAACCTTGATATTCGTCGAAGTCATTGAATGCCATTACCCAAACCTCGCTTGTCCATCTATTTTTTCCTCAATTTGCTTGAGTGTCTTTGCGGAACTCTCGGTTGCTTTCTGAATCGCTTTCTCTTCCTTTTTGTCTTGCTTCAATATGCTTGTTTGTATCTTTCTTGAGAGATCTGCAAGGCCACTGAATCCGGGTGCAATTCTCTCAGCCGCATTAGCCATAGCGTTGCCGCCGCCAATCATTGTGTCCACAGCAACCGCCATCGACTCTTTCAGGGCCATCGTATCGATTGGGACTGAGGACTCGGCAGCGGCAGTTGACGGCATAGGGCCGATGAACTCACTCCGATCGAGTGGCTCGGGGCCGATGAAGCTGCCGTTTGCCTTTCTCATGGCGGGTGTCATCACTGATGGAATCCCATTAGATTCCGGGTGCATCCAATCGTAGTAAGCGTCTGCATAGTTCCTTCCGGGCCTACCGCCTAATTCGGTTGCACCTATCCTCCTACCAAGTTCAACACCAGAGTAAATCGCTCCAGACAACGGACCCATGAACTTGCCGATTATAGCGAGTTTCGCAGCAAATGCGTAGAGGCCAGATGCTTCGTCGCCAACAGCGTCAGTGAAAGCCTTCTTCAATGTCATGAGGCCGCCGATAGCCTCTGGAATAGCCGTCACAAAACCTTTCAAGTTGTCAATCATCGAAATGATTGATTCAGAAAAAGGCTCAATAGACTCAACCATTGCGACAGAAAGTGCAGTCTGGAACTCTTGGATAGCACCAGTCATGTTATCCATCTGTTCGCTTGCAAGTTCCTTCGTTGTGATCGATGTGTCGGAAGCGATGCTCTCGAATCGCTCAAGCTCATCAGACCCAGCAGAAAGCATTGCTGCGAAACCAGCCGCACCACGCTGACGGAACAATTTCATCAGAAGGTTAAGTGTGTCCATCGGGTCAAGAGTGCCTTTCACGGCAGTCTCAAACTGAGCGACAACTTCTGGAAATCCGATAAATTCACCCTTTGCGTTCTTCAATGCGAGAGTGAAGTCTTGACCAAGAATCTTTCTTGCCCTGTCCATCGTGTCGGTATCAGCCAGCCGACCGAGTATGTTACGGATTGTTGTTCCACCCTTGCTTCCCTTGATGCCAGCTTTGGCAAGAAAGGCAATCGCAGCGCCGACTTCCTCAATACTGAGTCCGGCCTCTTTTGCGAGCGGGCCAACGTAAGAAAACGCAGAACCAAGCGAGGTGACATCGGCAGCGGTTTTGACTGAGAATCGAGAGAGAACGTCAGCAACCCTTGTGGCCTCGTCCGAGGAAAGTTGCATCTGGTTCATAATCTCGACGAGCATCGAACTCGCCTCTTCCGCACCCACTCTTGTTGCGGTAGCAAACTCAAGAGCCAGTGGGGTCATTGTTCTCAAATCCTCAGTTCCAACACCCTTCTGGGCAAGAGATGCCATTGCCGCTGAAGTTTCAACAAGCGTGAACTTTGTTCCTTGTGCTGTATCTTTTGCAACACGCTCAAGCATTGCGAACTCGGATGCAGTCGCTTGTGTGACAGCCCTGAGTCGAGTCATCTCACTCGTGAAGTCAGCGAACTCCTTAACGGCTTCAACAGGAAACATGAGCGTATTGAGCGCTGCCTGCGCGCCAAGGATACCCGTTGCGATCTGAGCAGACCCTTTGACGAACTTTCCAATGTTCCCACCGAATAGGCTTCGCCCAGTGGCAACGCGAGAAGCACCGGACATGATCGATGCGTTGCGGCTCATATTAACGCCGCCTGCGCCGCCACCACCGGACCTTCCTCCACCAGCACCGCCACTACCCCCAGAGGTTGTTCTCCCACCTCCGGCAGAACCTCCTCCAGCACCACCACCGCCTGAAGTTACTCCAATGGCAGATAACTGCGCCCTGACAGCAGCAAGGCTTCCCTGATGGATTCTCGGGTAAATCCACACAGTAACCTTGAGCGAACTAAGCCGTTTCTGGATGGTCGATCTGGCCTTAGTGAGTTCCGCACCAAGTGCCTTGTGATCCAAGTGGACGCGAAGGACTGCTGTTGCGAGTTCAAGGGCCATAATTATTCACCATTGTAGTCCCATCGCTTCCCAGCGATGATGTTTTTCGCCGCTCTCGACGCAAGGTTATTTACTAAGTTCCAGCGAGTGTCTTTTTTCGATCTTGGTTTCTTGAGTGTCGTGAGTTCGTGCATACCCTCGATTCCGTCAATTCCATCAGCCCTCATGCAGTAAACGCGAATCTGATGGAGGTTCATTTCTGAGATTTGGCTTGGCGTAAAATGGTATGCTTCAGAAAGTTTCAGATATACATGCTCCCAATTCGCATCGGTGTCACCTCCTTTTGTAAAGGCGGTTGAGAGCCATATCAGTTTCCCGTTTCGTCCACCTCCTTCGAGGAGCGAGTAATCTCTTCCTCGATTGACGAAAGCCAATCCTCAGCTTGTTGTGCAGACTCGTTGTAGACGAGCCTTTGATACTCGTCGCAGATCGTTTCCTTTGTGTAGTCGAACGTCCATTTCTTCGGGTCGTTATCGCGAACGGAAATCCAGATCGCAATAATTCGGCCATCCCATGTGTTCGCAACATAGTTCATGATCTCGCCAAGCGAGTAGTGATCCCAAGACTTGACCGCCAAGAAACACGATGTCACGATCTGATAAAGAGCGTCTTCACTGCCGCCATGAATTGAGATCAACTCTCTAATCATGTCGATAGGCTTTGCTGTTGCCTGCCGCATTCGGGCAGCGATCTCTTGGTAGTGCCTCAAAATACGCCCATCGATCTGTAGCGATTCACCGCCAAGTTCGATAAGCCCTCCCTTTGTTCCAGCCATCTCCGACAAAGGCATCTTTCTCTCCTTTTCCTAAAAATAAAACTTTCCCGCTCAGAAAAAGAACCCCGAACAGGAAAGTGTCTAACGTCCTATATTGCAGTTGGTTCAGTCCAACTCTCGGTCACGAACGCAACTGAGATTGTCTGTGGAGTGCCGTCACGGTTTGCTCCACGAGAGATCTTCCCGATGCGAATCGTTCCAGAGCCGGAGACCTCAGCACTCGTTCGATGCTTGACGGTCATTGTGTATGTGCTGCCGGTTGTGATTTGGCCCCACAGAAGATCGTCCGGGTCGATAAAGCCGTTCAGTGTTCCCGAGCCGCTTTCAACGCCAGCAACAGATTTCGTATGCCCAGCACCAGATCGAGAGTTGTATGGTTGGGGTTCTGAGCCTTCTTCCATATCAATCGACTCGAACTCCAGCCAGTTGCAGCTTCCGAAATGTACCTCGGCAAACTTGCCGGAAAGTGCAGTCATGTCAAATATCCTTTATTCAAAAGATTAGCGTGTCCCGCCAATCAGAAGTTGATAAGTTATGCTTCCAGTTCCCTCATTTGAGACAACCAGAACATCAGCAGAGCCACCAGTTACCGCGTATCCAATGAGCGGTGCTTCAATGCTAACTGAGCCGCCAGCCTTCACTGTTACGCCCCCAGTCACATCACCAAAAATAGATGTTATCAGGTTTCCTGTCGTACCGGCGATTGGGCCACCAAGTCGAATGTCCTCGCCGGATGTCGTTGAATTGTTTATCAGCAGAATCTTCTTGATCGTCGCAAATGTGATTGTGTTTCCGAATGCGTCAAGAACGCCTCCAGCAAGATCGTATGTATCCTCAGTTCCTTCTCCCACGCCCACAGTCGCTTCATAGCGAACCATATCCTGCATTTGGTTATTGCCAGATCCGTCTGCGTAGGTGTTCGTGTAGATGAACCTCTTTTTGTCTACGGGTGAACTGATACTGTCGGAATCGATGTGCCGATAGTCCCAGATGTGCTGTGATACACTGCTATGTGATATTGTCATGGAGTTGAGTTCGCGACATTTATTCCGATTTCAAACACATAATTGCCTCGAAATGTGTTGTCATCGACCTTGTTTACGTCTGACGATCCATCGTCAACAATCAACACCGTTCCATTCGAGATGGAGAGTGGATTGCTGGCTGCTGACTCTGAATTAACAAAAGCATCATAAATACTAGAAATGTAGGCGTCTACTCCCTCTTTTGTGTCGCCCCAGACCGAGATGAACAGAGAGCCGCTATATCTGCGTGATCCTCTTGTCTTCTGCGGTGGAGAGAGCGATAGCGTGTACTCAGCCCTTGGCTTCGAGGTTGATTCTGGGGTTCCAGTTGTTCCAGCCTTTGCACCCGGAGAGTCTCCAGCAGGGTAGAGTTTGGCGATGGATGAGTTTAGCCCAGCGTCATTCCAGCGATTGTAGACGGCAACTGAGAGTTTCTGCAAAGGCATATCAATCACCCTATTTCAGCATCGTGAATTTGGATCTGAGAATACTTCCTACTCGTCGATTAAATGTAGTCAGCATGAACGGGCGAGCGTGCATTGAAGACCTTCCGTTTCCCGGCGACGAGTATCTGCCAGTGATGCTGCCTTTTGAATCATTCGGAAACGGCTTGCGATAAGCACCTGTACCGAGTTCAAGCCAAATCGCAAGGTTCTCCTTGTCTGACTCCTGCTTCTGCGCATAAACCATCCAGTTTGCGTTTCCGAGCTTCTTTGTCTTTATGGACTTCTGTGTGCTACCAGACCTCATGTGAGGAGGATTACCAGGCTTGGACGAAGGTGGAAATGGGGTTGATAGCTCCTGACGGATCTCATCCCTCAGTTGGCGAACGGTCTCCCCGATAATCCTATTCATGTGACTGGTAACAACGCTCGCAAGTTTTGCGTTCATTACAACCTTTATGCTTCCGGTAGCTGCCATCTCCCACCCCCATGGCTAATCTTGAGTTCTTTGCACCACCCCTGAATGTTTTTCGTGTGAACTTTCACGCACTCAGAGGCATGGTCTTCGCCTCCAACAAGCTCCTCTCCACAATCAATGGTTATTTCATACAAATAGTGTTCGTCATGAAATCCGTGAATGAGGGAAACCGATTCGACTCCAGAATTAACTTTCTCTCGAACGGCCTCAGTTCGCACGAAAACATCGTCAAACTTCCCAGCCACCCGTTTCAGATCTTCCAGAAAAGAAGCGAAATCTGTGTGTTCAACTTTCACTTGTGTCCTCCTCGCAGAACGTGCGATAGAAGCGGCTGTCGTGGCTTCTCGCTTTCGACGGGGAAAGAACCTTCAGCGTGTGCGGCTGACTTCCGTTGTAGTCGAAAACGACCTGATCGTTGAGTTCGATTTTCGGATCTTTTGGAGTCAGCAACTTCCACGCAGTCTTGTCTCCGCGAATACCATGCTCAACTCGCTCCGACTCCTTCATAATAATCGCACGACCCTTGACCTCTCTTGGCAAAGCACCTCGATTGGCAACGCTGTAAGCACGAATCTGCCCACCAGAAGCGCCTTGAGTGACTCCCAATCTCTTGATTGTGAATGTGTGGACTTCCATGAGAGTCATAGGATGATCGCCTTTATTGGCTGGAGCATATTCATTGTCTCTCGGCTCAGTGCGTTGTGAGTCATTGTCTTCTCGCTCACAGCGTACTCAACTTCGTAGTCGCCAACGTATTTCTCTTTCTTGACGGGACCGAACGCTGAATTCAACTGTGATCTGGCATTGTTGTATTTCTCTGAGATGTCTTTCAGTAATGCGGGAATCACAAATGAGTATTCGTCGGCAAGTTCAGACGGTGCTAGTCCAGCCGTGTACGTCACCTTGATTGTTCCCGGCTTCGACGACCAAGCACGGTTCGTGCGAATCAATCTTCCAGACTTGCTCATTCCAGCAGAGTCGAGTTCGAGGTAGTAGTCGGTTCCGGCTGTGAGCAAGGATGCCGCTGCGAAGTCATCAGTGCCTTGACCGTAACGAGCATCGAAGTCTTCGTACACAGACGCAACCGATCGAACGAATCCGTTGTTCAGTTGAAGAAACTCACCCTTTGTTTGATGCGGACCAACCGTGTAGACGCTGTTTCCAATCAGGTCGAACGAGTTGGAACTCGGACCATAGGATGAGTTGTCACCAATATCGAAACCGCGATAGAATTCGGTGTATGTGTTTTGCGAGATACCGTGACGAACGAACTTTCTGGCCGCATTCTCGACGTACCGCTGAATGTTCCACAAAAGCCTCGCCTCAGTGGAGTTGCTCTTGCAGTCGATACCGAAGTAAGGCTCAAGATCATTCTGCTTGTCAACGATGTCTGCGAGAGCCATGATTATTTCCTAATCAGTTTTTTACGTCTTATGCAAAAACAGTCAATTTTTACATCACCCTTACCTTTCACAAAACTTTTCACGAAGCCTTTTCCGTGGCAGTTTTTACAAGTTGGGTCAGGGTTTGCGTTTTTGTCTCCAGTGATTGACTTGTCGTTGCCCATTCTCTCGCTCCTTCTCTCATTGCGTCAATCGGATTATTGATTGACCAGTCTACTTTTTCCAGAAGTTCGTCACGATCAGTGTATCTCAAATACGGACCATCGGGAATACCTTCTGTGTTTCTGCGAATCACTACGTTGCCCATACCGACAGCCATCCAGAAACTATCGCTCCAATATCCTCTGATGTCGTTCCTGTAGCCAACGGATAATACGCACCGTGCATCTGCCGCAAGTTCATGCAACTCGTTAGGATGCGTCCACGGGAGCCTCTCGATTCCATTGGGAACTGTACTGCTCGGAGTCGCCCAAGCTACCTTGAAACCCTTTTCTGTAAGGAACTTCGCGTCTTTGTACCGATCTCTCCATGCGTTCGAGTTTGAATCAACTGAGCAGGAGTGACCCCAGAGAAGAATGTCCCACTTTGGATTCTTCTTGTGAATAGCTCTCGGGAAGTCTGAGAGAACGCCCTGATCAAACCAGAATGCGTTGACTCCAGACTCTCTGTACTCGTTCAGAAGACTATGCTCTTTGACGAGAACAATGTCCGATTCCCTGAACGTGTCCTTGAACGTACTAAATAGCGGTTGCTCTGAGATATGGCAATTCGGATGCGTGGCAACCAGATCAAACCACCAATAGACGGCGGGACACTTGCGATCCTTGATTCGATCGCGAAGATTGATCCATCGACCAGAGATTGACTTGTGACCAAGGATGACGTAATCGCACTCAGAGAAGAGTTTCTCCGTCCCATCTCTGTCTCGGCAGACACGGACTTCGTTACCGTTTCTCTGAAGTGCAGTTACAACCCAATCGAGTTTAGGCCACTTGGCATTCCACTCTGAAGGAAGCAGGTTTACAACGCCTATGCACGACGCCACATGACCCTCGGCTCTTGCCGCTCATTCACGCGAATGCCTGCAAGATTCCCACTGTGCTTCTTGGGACGATGCTGTTCGTAAAGATCTCTCGCTCGCTGAACATCATCACCTGAACGGAGAATGAGAGTCACGTTTGCTGGGGTTGTCGCAGCCTCTTTGACTGGATCATTGAGATCTGGATCGGCTTCAGAAAGAGTCTCTACAGCAGCCGCAGTCTCTTCGACCGTGGCTCCCTTGATAACCGCGTCCTCATTTGCAGGGAGGCTCTGAAATGAATAAGGCTCGGTTGGCTTTTCATCAACCGTGTCACCAAGCGTCAACTCTTCAGTTTCTGGCTTAGGCTTTACAACCTTCTTTTTCTTTCCTGTCACGATGCACTAACTTTCTCTTCTTCTTCTGGGCTGAGAATCCAGAATGGTTTCTTGGGATCTTTAGGGGGAATGCCACCATCGTCTGACAGTTGAATTTCGCCCATCTTGCGAATCTTGCCCATCTCAGGAACAGATCCCTTTTCGACGCGGAACTTGCCAGCGTCAACAAGAATGCGAATGTGATACATCCAAGTGGCCCATTCCTTTTCAGGAACACCATAGTCGGCGTCTGCTTCAACAGAGTTGAATCGCAGATTTCGGCCTTCTTGAGATCGAGCGATCTTCAACGCTTCTTCCAGAGGTGCTTTCCATTCCTTCAGGCTTTTCCGGTCCAGAACTTTGACCGCACGATTCTTCGTGTCGATGTAGAGTCTGTGTCCGGGGATCATGCCACCGAGACGCCCGATATAGCCACTTGGCCGGTCGGACTGAATTCTCGCTTGGTGGATCTCGCCCTTGAGGTTCTGTTGCAGGGGGAAGAAGAAGATGTCTCGATTCTTCGTTTTGTGAGCCACATCAATAACAAGGTCGAACTTAGCAAGTTCTTTTTCATCTTTTCTCGTAAGCAGTCTCTCTTCTTGCATTTTATCTCCAAGTAAAAAATCTTCGATACATGAGAAGTTTGCATTTTTTTTGAACGTCCGTCAATACACAAGTTGATTTAGGAATCACATTGCGATATCTTGATCTGCCAGAACAAGGAGATGTTATGTACGATTGGTTTTCGTGGTGGCTGACGGGATTCTTTGACGCCGAGGGTACGCTTGGAACAAGAAAGATGTCTGGCGGCGAGTCCTACATACCAAGATTGATGATTTCCCTGAGGGATGATGACTCTGAGATTATTCATCGAATCAGAGATCATTTCGGTTGCGGAAATATTTACTATGGAGGAAAGCGTAAGAATGGATCAAATCCTAGATGCTCTCTTGAGATCGGAAAGATTGAGGACTTGGCTGAGAAGGTCGTTCCGTTCTTTGATCGCTACCCCTTGAGGGCAAAGAAGTCTCGTGAGTATTCTGATTGGAGGGAACTCGTCATGCTCTACTGGTCAGTCAAGAAGAGAAAGGTTATCCACAAGAAAGCTGGATACGGGAGCGAGAGGAAGTGGAGAGAGGATGAAGTCGATCGCTCTCGGTTTCTGGCTATGAGAATCCGAGCAACAAGAGAATACTCTCTCAGCTACAGAACTGAACCTTTTGAGTTTGTAGATGACGACTCTTTTAGGTGGTGGGTAACTGGACTCGTAGATGGCGAGGGGTCTTTCATACTGAGCGTCACAAACAAAAAGACCAACCCAAGCGGGGAGGCGAAGTTCTACATAGGAATGAGGATTGACGATACTTCTGCCGTAGGCACGGTTGCAAAGACTCTTTTTCTTACTAGGGGAGTAAACCCATCTGGTTCTAATATTCCGGTATCAACCGCCGTATTAAGGGGGTCTTTCGACCTGAAAGAGGGTGTTATTTCCCACTTTGATAGATATCCGCTTCAAAGCAGAAAGGGTCTCGACTACCCAATCTGGAAGAAGGGGGTTGAATTGTGTATCAAGTTATCCTCCCAGAAATTCAAGGCCATTCTCGTTGACGGCGGAGGACCAAACAAGCTGGTCGGAAGTCAAAAAAAGTGGACGCCAGAAGTCTTCGCGGAATTCAAAGAGATCCACGATTCGCTGAGAAAGGTTCGTGAATACAAAAAAACACCCCCAAATCGCGAGAAATGAGGGTGTTTCTATTCTTCCTAAGGTGCTGGTATCACTAGGCTTGGAAGGCATCTGAAACTGCGGCGAAGCCCGGCAGTGACAATTGACCACCAGCACGAACGTCTGCTCCGATGAGCATTGAGTTCGCAGTGACCAATGACTTGCCGGTAGTCTCGCGGATAAACCGAAGCCCTTGTCGCAGATAGAGCCGATATCCCTTCATCTGTGCGAAGATGACATCGTTGTTGCTCATTCCGTTTTCCTCGATCAGCACGGGCTGACCGAACAGCATGTAGTCGCCGATACTTTGACCGAACACCAAACGAGAGTCGCCAGTCACGCCAGTTGCGATCGAGCGGGCACGCTTGTAAGTCTGGTCTGTCATGATGTAACAAGCGTTCTGCAAGCCGCCTTTTTGACGGTATGCCTTGTTGACACCAAAGTAAAGGTTGATGTAATCGCCGATTGTTGCCGCACCAGTCGTAGGATTGGCAGGGGTAATGTCGGCGGTTCCAGTGTCGTTCTTGATCCCTTGCGGTTCGGTCGTACCGTCACCGTTTGTGATCTGTTCGTTGAACCACAACTGAGAAGTCTCCATGTACTGATTCTGAATTTCAGGCAGCATACGAGGACTTGCATCTTCCATGAAGTTCAAGCCGAGTTCGATGAACCCAGCAGCACGGAAGAAGTTCGTGTCGTGATTGGCGACGAAGCCAGTTGTTGAGAACAGAGACACTTCGTTGCCAGTACCTTCAGCAGTTGCGGCAGCAAAGGTCGGACGACCCATCGTGAAGTTCTGTGCGGCAACACCGCGAGGAACCATCACAACATCGCAGTATGACATCAGGTTTTCCTGAGCCAAAGTTGGAGTCACGATCAGGTTGTAATCGAAGAACTCAGGAATGGCGTTTTCACCACCAGAGGTAGAGTCGTCGATAACAGCCTTGGTTCCACGACCATCGTAGAAGGTCTTGTTGTGATTCCAAACGGATTGACGTTCGCTTTCAGTCAGGTTGCGAGCGCGTTCTTCGCCGGGAACAACAAAGGCTTCTTTGTGAAGAATGTACTGAATGACTTCCTGTTCCCATTCTTTCAGGTTTTCAGGCTGAACTTGGAACTTGAGCCAAACAGCAGTCATGTTCTTGGAGCGTTCGTTGAGTTCATCAACTTCCATTCCGTTGACAGTCATTGGACGCTGAAAAACACCCATTCGCTTCGAGTTGTCGCTCTTGTGAACAAGTGCAGTGCGAGTGTCGTTCCAACGCTCAACGTGAGCTTTGACGCGAATTGCTCGCTCGTCTTTGCTGTCCTCGAAAGCCATCTTCATCAGAGTGTCGGTGTCCTTTTTCTCTTCCTGCTTAGGACCGAACTCTTTTCGCATCTTTTCGATGAGAGCCTTTTCCTGATCTTCCCAAGACTTTTCTTCGGCCTTTGGAACTTCAGGTGCTTTCGGAGCTTCTGGTTGCTTCTGCTCTTTCAGTGTGCCAACAAGATCGTTGAGACCTTTTGAAAGATCGGTGAAGCCGCCGCTGATTCCATCGAGACTGCCTTTGATCTGACTGCCAACTTTGTCGGCAATCTTTTCGGCAAGCTCATTGGCTTTGTCGGCAGATTGATCTTTGGTTTGGATGAGTTGCAAATATTTCTCATCAGAGAGGTCGCCAGATGCCAGTTTCTCACGAAGCATAGACTTTGCTGTTGCTTCGTCAGCGTCTTCGGCGAGTCCAAACTCTTTGACGAGAAACTCTCGTACATTTGGATTCATAACAATTCCTTATTCAAAAGCTGGAGCATCCAGCGTGGTGTTAAAAGTGGGACAACAGTTTATCCCAAGCCTTTTTGTTGTCCGACTTTTCGGACGCTTCGATCATTACGTTAATCATATCTCTCACTTCCAGCAATACTGTTTTTTCAGAAACTGCAAGCTCAGAGAAGAATTTCTTCTTGACATCGCCAAAAGACTCGTCCTCTTCTCGTGGCATCAATCCCTCAATTCTGGACATCGCGTGTTGTGCGAGAACAGAGATTGATCGTGGCAGATCGTCGGTATCGCAGATTTCTTTCAGGTCTGCCATTGCTTCTTCGAGTTCAGTTCTTGTCGCACCAGAGATGCGTGAACCGGCCTTTTCGATAATTCCGTCTGCTTCTTTTTTGTCAGCGGAGTCCATCTGGTCTACAACTTTCTTCGACTTGGAGAAACCGGCATCACCTCCCCATAAATCCCAAGCAATCCTTCCGTTGCTGGGGAAACCGTCTTCACCTGAATTGAAGCCCTCGGCTTTCTTGTCAACTTCGTGGCGAGAGAAGAATGACTTCATTCGCTTCCATGTATCAGGAGAGAGTTCTTTGCGGTTGGAGATGTCTCTGCCTCTGGCAATACCAACTTCTGTGCCGCCCCGATTGTGTTCGTCTCTCCAATCCAGAGCGCGTTTCGCAGCCGTCACCATGCTGTCGTTTGGTTTGAAGTTGATGTGGCTGTATTTCTCTGGGGCTTTGTTTTGCTTCTTGCACTGACAGCCTTCACCGACGATCTTCTGTGGTTTTGGGTTTTCTGACTCTTCGCCTGCCCCGTCTGAGATGAAGGCGTATTCAGGCATGATGTTCGACTTCCACTTGTTGACAAGATTAGAGTCGAATGACTTTCCAGAGATGGCAGTAATGACTGCTTGGCTGTTGGCGGGAACAGAGACAAGGCTTACCTCAAAGATCTTGAACTTCTTGAAGTAGTAGCCTTCACCGTCCTCCATTGGCTCCCACTCAATGGGGTCGAATCCTTGCGAGATTCTAAGTGCGCCGATCTTGACGAGCTTAATTGCGTCTCGACCGAGTTCCGTGTCGGCAACAACAAACCGGCAACGAAGCATGTCGTCAGTCTGTTCGAGAACTTTGACGGTCGCGCCGATGGGGTTCATTGTGATGTGTTGCCAAAGAAGCGGCGAGGCTTCCTCGTAGATCGCACCACCCGTAAACAGAACGTCTCTGTCACTGTCTCGCATCGAGGTTGTAACAATGGCGTCGAACTGGAACTCGTCGCCAATAGACTGAATTGATTTCATGTCAATTGATGAATTGTTTGCAACTGTCAGCCTAGACTCGGCGAGCTTGATGTTCTTCTGCCACTCGTCCTCAGTGTTGCCAACAACATCAATCGGGCAGAACCCGCCATTGAAGCAGCCTTCCACTTCGCGGAAGTATCGGTCAGCAGTGACGATACCAGAGCGGTCGCCTCTTGATTTAATCTCTTCGATGAGAGCGAGTTTATTCTTCATTTGTTGCACCTATCTGGTTTTCAGTCGCAAGTCTTCCAACGCCAAGTCTGTCCTCAATTGGCTCACGCTCCTCAAGTTTCTCTGGGATCACAACGTCATCAAATCCGTCGAGTTGTGCGAACCCGCCGAATCTCGTGTTGAGAACTCGGCGAACGTCATTTCTGGTTGTTGCGTAAGACCGGATTCCCATGCGGAGATATTCGATGTCTACTTCTGGGTCACGGTGAACTCCCGGTGCGAACCAGACAAGCATCTCCTCTTTACCAACAGAGAACAGCGGGCCAAGTTTCTT